GATAGCTGTCCTTGGATTTGAAGCGCGCCTTCATCTTGCCAAAGCGGTGCGGCTGATCGATCAGGCGTTCCCACCAGCCGCCTTTTTCCAGAGCGAAACGCACCGTGGCGCTGCCGGCGTTGTGTTCAGGGGAATAGAAGCTTTCCTGCGTGAACCAGCCCTGAATCAGCTCAAACCGAAAGCCTCGGGCGTACTCCAAATAAGCCCGGGCGGTAGCGTTGGGGTGCTGATCGGTCGCCGGCGCACGCTTGCTCCAGTCCTCAAACAGATCGTCGTACAGCTCTTTAACGTGCAGGGTATGGCCGCACTTTTCCGGGCGACCACAGATCACCATCCACGGCGTATCGAACCGGGAATACAGCTCCTTTTTCTTGCACTTGGGGCAGGTGCCGCCGCGCATGTAGTCGGTGCCGGTGCGGTGCTTGAGTCCGAAGTCGAATTGGAGGCGTTGCAACACGTCGTGGCGAAGATCTTCTTTCATGATTACTTCACTGCTTTGAGGCTGAGGGAGAGGGCTGCCATCAGGCGTTTTTGCGCAGCCATCACCGGGGTTCTTTCCAGAATCGAGCTGTGCCGTTTTTCTTGTGGGACATAGCGGTATTCATCGGCGTACCAGTAGTCGTTGAGGCTCAAGCGGTACTGCTCACGCATCACAGCCAGAAGCGCTTCGGCTTCTGCAGCTGGCAATTGGGTGGTCAGAATCACGGCGTTTCCCATCTTGAAACCTCGATTTCAGGCGCAGCTCACCCAAACCCACAGGGCGTGGGGCAGGCGTTCGTTTGGGGTTGGTGTTACGAGTTGGCTAAGCGGAAACGGCCAATGTCTGGCGCGTTGATGATTCGCTCGTAGATCAGGCTCACAGGCACGGCCCATTGGCTGCCGGTGACTGGGTCGACAATTACGGTGTGCGTCGACGTGCTGCTCTGGATGTTCAGGCGCTGCCGATCTCGAACCGCGACCATGCTGCTGTTGGCCAAGTGAACGACCCTTTCAGCGATCTGCATTTGCACGTCGTAATCCGCAACCAGGTGTTGAACGGCACGGCTGAACAATTGCTGATCGTCGCTCAGATGTTCGGACTGGTGACGCTCCAGGAACAACAGTGCGGAGCGCTGCAGCATGTGCTGGTATTCATTCACTTCGGGCATGGCGGTCATTTGGCTTTCCCCGATTTCGAGGCGTGCAGTTGGATGACAGCCAGAACTTCGGCGTGTCTTGCTGCGAGGTGCAGCGAGTCCGCATGCAGGATCGCTTCTGCCTCGGCCTCGCTGATGATCCCGTCCTTAAGTGCCTCCTCAATGAGGTGGTCGACGGTGCCCTTCTTGGCTGAGGCTTGCACGCAACGGGTGTACATTTCGACGTTGTCCAAAGCTTCAGGCTCAACCACTGGAACGAACATCCCGCCGTACATTGCTGCGATGTACTCGGATAGGAAGGTCGTCCCGGTCTCCAGCTCGAGCTGGTGGATCTGTGCATCGGTCAGTGGGCGGCAGTTGTTGTTTTCATAAGCGTGATTGTCGAACTTTTTAAGCGATAGGCCGATGCGAGCGGCGGCGCATTCGCGTCCGCCGGGATAGGCGCAAATAATTGCGCTGACTACCTGACGCCGAGTTTTTAGAACTGTGCTTTTCATGTTCTGCTTTTTCCTGTGGCCCGGTGCCATTACTGTTCAATCACGCCGTCTTTGATTCCGAGTAACACGGCGGCGCGATGTGCCTCCCCACGGCGACAACGACTCTGGCCACTCAGCACCGCGTACACGGTGCTGGGGTTCAGGTCATGCAATTCAGCAAAGTCCTTCGCGGATTGACCGCGCTTCTCTAAGGCCTCACGCGCTTGTTTGCGAGCTTGCTCAGTGATGCAAGTGTTGGGCATAGTGCAATTCCGTGCAGTTTCATGTGGTGTGGAATGCACAATGATGCACTTCGATGCATTTGTAAATATCAGAGATGAATAATTTTGCACCTTTCCGAAGAGATAGGCTCCCGGCTGCAGGAAGAACGGAAGCGATGCGCGAAGACTCAGAACGAGCTGGCAGACGCATTGGGAATAGCCAAGCGAACTCAAGCTAATTACGAGTCCGGGTCTAGCGACGCGACGGCGTCTTATTTGAGCAAAGTCGCGATTCAGTTCGGTTTCGACGTTCCCTATATTCTGACTGGAGTGCGCACTACGCTGTCTGAGCACACTCTCAGCGGCATAGAGGACACTCTCGTAAAGCAGTACCGAAGCATCGCGCCAGGCGATCAAGAAGCGATCCGTCGTTTTCTGAAAGCAATGGCTGACGATGCTGCTCGCCAGCGGAATTAACTTGTAACAAAGCATGTACGACATTCGTCGCCCCCTCGTTCTAAAGCCAATTCGCGCCCCGATAACGTCGATTCAGCAATGCACTTTATGGAGTAGTAAGCATGTTGGATCGCACGAAAAACGAACTCGGCAGTGTCGGAACCACCGAGTTCGAATGGCTTAGCCTTACAAAAATCGAACGTCAGCTCATTCGGTTGTACCGTCTACTGAGTGAACAGGAACAGATTCATCTCCGCAGGATGTCCGAGGTCCTAGCGACCCATCCTGAAGGCGCTGCCAGCGACTGATAATCGAGCCATGTAGTCGATCGCCGACACCTATGAGTCGGCGGTCCGAACATCACGCCACTGCCTGTGATCCCAACTGCTCGAACAGCTCCCGCTGTTTCGCCCTGGGCATATCCCGCAAATGGTCGAACAACATCCTTTCGAAAGACTGAGCCGATGGGCTCAACGTGTGCGAGAACGTCAGATTTGCGACCCACGTGTGCCCGCACTTTGCATCCAGGCACTGGCAGTACAGCTTCGCAAACTCCGTCGATAGCTTCTCTCGCGAAGCGATCCGTCCTCTGTGTCCGCATTTGCATTCAACTCGCATTGTGTCCCTCCCCAGGGCAGCCAATCGCCACCAGTTTGCCACAATATATAGTGGCAATCTCTTAGCTACGCACTGGATACAGTGGAATCAACTGCATCAACCGACTCTACCCAGCTAATATTCCTGTCTTGGCGCAACGTGTCGTTGACCTGGTTGAACAGCTGACAGATCGGCCGGATCTCGTTGCTGGTGTAGACCCGATCGATCTTCTCGATATCACCAAAGCCGGCGCTGTTTTCCGGGATGATGCCGGCCAGCGCGGGGTTCATGCGCCAGGCGGCAATCACGTCGTTGCGGGTGATGTTCTTGACCTTTTCCAGCTCGTCCTTGGCCTGAAAATCCCCCACCGGGATGATCTGAATGGCGTTCTCTTTGCCGTTGGGAATGTTGACGAACATCGAGCGAAAGTTGCCCACACCCTTGCTGGCACTGATCTGGGCGCGCAGGTTTTCTTCGTCCTCCTCGGTCAGGTCCGGGTCGTTGGTGTAGAAGATGTAACCGGCGTGCGCGCCGTTGCTGTAGTAGCGCCGGCGGAACAGGGTCGCGGCTTCGTTGAGCAGCAGCGCCTGCAGGCCGCCCAGGTAATCCGGGATGCCGTAAATGGTCTGCTCGACGTCGTAGTCCATGACGTGCTCGATCTCGTCCTGGTCGAAGTCCATGAATTTGTTGTCCGGCAGCAGCATCCGGAAACCGCCGTCCACTTTCACCCGCATGTTGATCGCCGGCAGGTGCTGCAGCTCCAGCACCTGGCCGAAGGCGTTGGTGTCGCGATAGAAGAACGCATCGCCGAACACCATGTAGTCCAATCCCGCGCAGCCCATGGTCCGGGCACTACAGCCCGCCGAGGGAATGAACTCACGCAGCAACAGGTTGCGCTTGAACTTTGGAATGGCGCCATGGTGCGCATTGGCGCGCAGCAGCTTGGCCAGGCCGGTGCGTGATACCGGCGGCTTGTAGATCTCGCCGTCGTCGCTGGGAAACACCCCCACGTACTCGCCGATATTGCCCGACAACACCTGCTCGGGTTCTCCGAAGGTGAATGCCCGCATGGACTGTTGCTGTTGCACCTGCTGGTTGACCTGGCGTTTTTTGTGTCGAGGCTTGGGCATTGTTTCCACTCGTGACGTAGCGGCTGCGTCGCCGCTTGTTGGTGTTCAAGGGTTCGTTGGCCAGGGCGTGCATGACCGCCCAGGCAATGTCGGCGTGGCCGGTGGCATCGGTGCGCGAAGCGCTGTAGGTGACCTGGCCGCTGTTGGTGGTGCCGCGCTTGATGGTCAGGAACGCCTGGGCGATATCGGTCCAGCCCGCATCCCACTCGATGCGGCTGCCCGAGATCGTGTCCTGGGCCTTGAGCACCAGGGCGTTTTTGGCTTCCAGGCTGTAGTGGATCGGCGTGGCTTTCGCGTAGAAGTCGCGCACCAGGTCGAACACGCCGTAACCCACGCCGGTGACATCGATGCCGATGTGCTGGACGTTGAAACGCTCGGTGAGCTTCTTGACCTGGGCGGCCTGGTAGGTGAACGAATGCCCCCGCCAGCTGTGCTTCTCCAGGATGCGGAATTTCGCCCCGGGTTCGAGCGGCGGCGCGATGACCACACAGGTGGCGTCGTCGCGGGTGCGGCTCGGGTCGTACCCCAACCAGACCGGACTGTTTCCAAATGGTCGATCGTCTGGCTTGTAGTCCTCCCACAGCGACAGGTCGGAGTAGCAGCGCTCCAGGTCCTTGAGACTGAATGCGCTTTGCGTGCTGTCGATGAACTTGCAGTAGAACAGCTGCAGAAATTTGTCTTCGTCGTACTCCAACTGCAGCTGCTCGAGGTCGAATAGATCGCAGCCCCCGTCGATCGCATCCTGGATGGTGATGGTCTTGCGCCATTGGCCATCCGGGCACAGCGCGCCCTGGGTGTATGCCGCTTCGATCGGCCAAGTGCCGCCGGCCTTTTTCCCGCGTTTGCTGTTGCGGAATTCATCGCCTGACCAGAATGGATAGGCCTGATGTGACACGGCGCTGGGCGTGGAGAAATAGGTCTTGCGCCACTTCTTGTGGGTGCCCATGGCGCTGGCCACGGTGCTCAGTTTCTCGAAGTCGCGGATCCAGAAATATTCGTCGACATAAACATGCCCGTGGTAACCCTGGGCGGTGCTGCTGTTGGTGCTGAGGAAGCGCAGTTCGGCGCCGTTGCTCAGAGTGATGGGGTTGCCGGTCAGCTCGATGCCAAACCACTGCTGGGCGAACTGGATGATGTAGCTGCGGAAAATCTCCGACTGCGATCGGCTGGCCGACAGGAACACCTGGTTGTCGCCGCTCAGTACCGCGTCCATGAACGCTTCGCCGGCGAAGTAGTAGGTCAGACCCACCTGCCGGCTTTTCAGGATATTCCGGATCCGGCATGTCAGTGGGTTTTGCTTGGCCGCAAACAGCTCCTGCTGATAGCGGTACATCTTGCTGATGAACTTATCCAGGAAGTCGACTTCGGTCAGGCCGCTGATATCGTTCTTGGCCTTCTTCTCCCGTTTCTTGCCGCCACTGTCGCCCCGGTTTTGGCGATCGCCACGTGAGCGTTGACGCGGCTCCGAGGGCTCGCCCTGGTCGTCGCCAAAAGTTGCCGCCGCCGGTGCCGGTTTGGCCGCTTGCTTCAGTAGCCGTTCGCGCACGGCGGTCAGCCGGTCCAGCTCGTTCAGATCGTCCTTCGACAGGCTGCCGACCTTGTCCAGGAGCAGGGTGATACGCCGGCC